TCCAGTAATTTAGTAGCGTTTTGGTTGATTTGTTCGTTCAGTTGCTGTTCTGTTTTACGAGATTCTTCATTCTTCTTGGCAATGGCTATCTTCATGTCGTTATCACGCTCTAACCATCCATAGTGGTGTCCTACTCGGTATGTACCAAAGAGAGATACCAAAACACCCACAATAAGCCACGGGAGAGGGATTGGGAACATTATTCAGCCTCTTTTCTTGCTTGAGCCAATTCTTCACGCTCTTGGTCATCTTCTAAGTGGTCAGGTGGAGTTGTTGGAGGAGGGCCAGGTGTCCAAGATTCATCCAACTCTGGGTTCTTCCAAACAGGCATAGCACCAAATGGTTGACTAGGCAAACCATACGCAGATTGCGGAGGCGCATAGGACGAGTTAAAACCGCCCATAGAGCCTCCATAGCCCATTGGTTGACACATTGGTTGCGTTGGAGGATTAAACGCTCTAGCGGCAGTGGACATAGCCCGTTTGCCAATAACGCCACCGATACCGCCTACGATCAACAGAACAATATCGTTCAGCATCTTGGTGTAGGCTTGGTCAATCGGGGCCATACTTTTGATAGGCTGAGTCACGAACGTGACAGAATAGAGCAAAGCACCAACAATAAACATGAGGATAAGTGTGACTGCAACCACAACAAACCCCCAAATTCTTACTTCTATCTCTTCAGTTGTTAGGTTTAACTTCGTCAATCTTTTTCTCCAATATTGGTGCTACTAAGTATTCAGGGCAAGTCTGAGTAAATTGGCATCTAGGTTTTTGACAAGGCTCGGCATGAAAGTTATCTGGGTTCTGACAAAAATAGCGATACTTTTCGTCACAGCCCGTAAGCAACAAAAAAATCAATAGATATCTCATGCTTTGATGTCCACAGACTTAGCCCATTGAGTCTTAATCTCTTGAACTCTCTGTTGTTGTTCAGCTTGTCTGGTTAGCTCTGCCAAACGCTTCATATTCTGTTGGTGGATCACTCGGTGAGCCTCTGACAACATTTGAGCATTCTGTTGATAAGTGGTGATTCTCATTTGCTTTTCATTTTTTCGTAAATTACAGCAATGTCCTGACGATTGTGCATGATGTCGTCACGATTCTTTTGAATCTCTTTTTCCAAGTCCTGACGCAGTTTTTCACGGGCTAGTTCTGCACCAGTGTTGGTAGCTTGCTTGTTGTCTGAAGTGACCACTAGGCTGATCTTGTTGTTTAGTACAGTAACCTCATGGGATAGATGCGACAGTGAGTTCATCAAATACACTACGCAAGTGAAAAGAATTGGCAAAATGGCAAAAGCCACTTTTTCGATCAGAGCGTGTTTTTCATTTGTTTCAATCATTTCCCTAGACCAACCCTTCCAAGTAAAAGATTAACAATCCTGTCCGACAAATCGTCAGGCAAGAACTTTAAGAAGCCAAGAAACCACAGTGCCACACACCCGTAAACGAATATCTTGAGGCATAGATCAAAGGTCTTCTGATACTCATTCACCGACCACACCTTTTAGTGGTATCGCAAAACTCCATGAGTTCGTAGATACCAACAAAGACCAAGAACAAAACAAAGAATGAGCCACCAATAATCATGGCTAACTCGTTCATCTCTTGCTCTTTTTGTTTAGCTTTCTTCTCTGCTTTCTCTAACGACCTAAGTTCCCTTGCATCATCTATGTCCATCTGGTCTTGACGAGCCTTAATTTTGTTCCAAACGTCAACCTTACCTGTGGTCATAAAGAGCATCTTTAACTCTTCCTCAAACGCCCTAGCCTGTTCAAGAGCCATCTCAATCTGAAGAGCAGTTCCCATATTGGAACCTTTGCTCTTCTTAGCCTCAATCAATGCTTTAGTAGCGGTACTTTTGGCATCAAACATCTTGCCAATCATCGGGGCAAGAGAACCTAAATCATTGGCGACCTTACTCGCCTTCTTAACCATCGAAATAGCTTGCTGAATGCCAGCTAGGGCTAACATCGGATCCATGATTACTTCACCCTTTCCCATTTAAGACAGATAACCCTTCGGTTATACACATCTCCAACCCAAGTCCATTTAATACATCGGTACTCTATGGTTGCCGCCTTTAGACGATCACGGAAAACACCAAACAATAATATAGCTACAAAAAATGACAAAAGCACTAATACATACCGCAGCGATGATGGCTTCGGCATAGTCTTTCACTTAGTCGCCTGATAAAAGTTTATTAGTCCCACGAATTTCCACCTTGAATGGAGGTTGTGGGTTTGTTAACAATCCTTCACGAAAAGCCGCACGAGTCTTTGGCCCTTGTACTTTCCCACTTAAATCAGGTCTTGCCACCCGTAATGAATTTTCCATTTGTTCGGCAAGGTCTAACATTCGTTCTCTGTTAGCAATAGCTTGTTGTTGTGCATCTCTAGTTTTTGCACGAGCCGCAATTTGTTCAAAAGCAACAGCCTTGTCACGGGCTTTTGTAATTGCATCTTGCACCCACTCTCGATCTTGGATTCGTGTTGCAATAGTTTTATCAGACAATGTTTTCATGCCTGGCAATATTTCAGCCAAATCAACACGGGTTCTGTCAAATGCAACCTTTTCAGCGGCAGTGAAATCAAATGTGCGACCTGAAGCAGCTTTATTTGTTGCAGACTGTAAAGATGTACCAAAGTCTTGGAATGTTGATGGCGTAGCACCACGAACACCCGTAGAAATCTCAGGAGCACCTGTCAAAGGGTTTATTTGCAATTCAACTGCACCACGAGTTGTTTGACGAGAAGCCGCCTCTGCTGCCGCTTGTTGTGCTTCTGCTTGCTGACCAAGTGTGCGAGACATTCCTGATCTGCGAACATCTTCTGCCCTTAAGCCAGAAAGAATTGCTTGCCCACTAGGTGCGGTAAGTTGTGGTGGAGCAGGTGCAAAGCCAGGTGTTTCAACACGAGGGCCATACTGGTTAGGCTGAATAACAAAATTAGGTTGATATGGGCCTTGACCAGGCATTAAAACCTCTACAGGAGCTTGATAAGGAACAATTGCCTGACTCTGAGGAATTGGTTGTGCCGCAGTTGCTACCTGACTAACAGGGATACGGGCATCACGCAAACTTAAGCCAGCTTGATATTTGGGGGAAGACATGATGTTAGACGCAAACATACCCGCACCTTCGCCCGCAAGTACACCCGCAGCAGTACCAAGAACAGAGCCAGTTACACCGCCTAGTTGATAGCCAAGAGTAGCACCCGCTGTGCCACCAATCCCAGATCGAGTAATTCGAGGCGCACTTAAAATAGACTCTGTTGCTTTGGTAGTAAATGCGTCAGGGAAGTTGCCAGCAATTTTACCAAGAGCCGCAATGTCACCAGTCATCGCATTATCTTTTTCGGTAATACGACTTAGTTTATTAACATCAATCATGCCTGTATTGAAGTCAGTTGCATCTTCATAAGCATAAGTCTTTGCCATCTTTTGACGAGCTTGTCTAAAATCAGATAACAATTTAGGATTGAAAATGTTAGATTCAATCATTGCTTCTAAAGAATTAGCAATTGCCAATCGTGTGTCGGCAAGATCAAGGGCCTGTAAATCGGCACTTTTATTATTGTAGGTTTTCCTTGCTTCTTGACGAAGAGTTTGAACATTTTTAAGAATTTGAGCACCATTTAATCCAGCACTTGTTTTGCTTATTGCGTCATCAATAATTGCATTTATTGCTTTTGTTTTTTGATTAGCACCAATTACCGCCTGATCTGGCCTTAAATTATTAAGAGAAGAGATTAAATTGTCATCAGCCACCATTGTTGGCAGTTTTTTTACTCGACTGTAAGGTTCTGCAACACGCATTCTTGCTTCATTAAATGGTGCTTTGCTATTGAATTGAGTAGTTTCTGGCAAACCCAATTCATTTATCGCAATTTTGCGTATTTGATTTTTGTTTGCATTAGCAATAGCATCAGTACCACGCTGACCCGCAACAGCAGATAAAGTTTTCGGGATTAATGTTGGTTGAATTTGCTCTGGACTTAAAGCAATACCCAATCGTTGCGCTTCTTTGGCGGCATCAATTTGTGGCCCACGAGCGTAGTCTTCTAAAGACATTCTTTCACGCCTAGCTTGCATCATGGGTTCAAAAGGCATCTTTGCCCCAATAACGGCTTTTTCTAATGCGGGTGTGGCTAACTCTTGTATTGTCCTAGCAGCAGGTTTAGCAATAGTAGGTGCGGCAACACCCAATGAAGCCATGTAACTTTCAACATCTGAAGCAGGAATACCTGTTTTATCAGCAATCCATTTAGCCCCTTTTTGGAAGTTCTCACCAATGAAGTCCATGATCTGACGACCAGCCTCACCCTGATATTCTGGAGTCTCAGTAACGCCAGCCATCTTGCCAAATGGCTTGTCAACAGCAGAAACAATCCTTTGTGTAGCCGCTTGAGCCTCTTCAGGAGAGCGTCCCAAACGTGCCAAAGGATAGCCTACCATCTGTGCGGCAGCAGGTAATACACCGCCAACAGTAACGTCAGCCAATGAAGCGGCAGACCTTAAAAGTTGACCTAATGAGTTTGTTGGTTGTTGTTTTGGTTTAGCAACCATAAGGTCTTCATAACCAGAAACACCCGTAGCTTCAGTTGGGAGCAAGTCTTCATATCCAGTAGCCATTTACAACTCCTGATTAGTTTTTTGTTTAAAACGCTCACGCACTTTATCAGCGGGTGCTCCTGCGGCAATTGCTGCTTTTGCATTTTGCCTCTCTTGATCTATGCTTACTGTTGATGCAGATGGTGCATTGGTTGGTATTTGTTTTGAAGCAGAAACACCATATTGTTTAAGAGCAGGTCTATCAAACAAAGACTTACCGCCCTCTCCATCAAACCAAGCATCTTCTGCGCCATCATAAGTTGTGTTTGTTCTATACCATTTGGAATAAAAATCACGTTGTTCAATATCTCGCTGAAGTTGTTCTCTAGCAACTGTAAGAATAAACTTGTTCGCCTCTTTGGTATTACCCAATCTTGCACCAGTTTGCTCAATACGCTCGGCATCGGTCTTAGTTTGCGTACCTTTTTGTTCAAGTTGTTTTGACAGAACTGCTTGGTTTGCATTGGCTAAGAATATTTGTGAATCTGAGGCAAATCTTTCAGCACCCTGAACACCCAAAGCAGACAAAACTTTTGCGGCAGAAGCGGCTGTTTCTGTACCAAAACCAGTTTCAAAACCTTTATTCAAAATATTCAAATTGGATGTAATTGAAGGTAAATTCTTTTGAGCATTTCTAGCTGTTGGAGCAACATTTTCAAAGAAATCTTTAGTTAAAGACTTTCCTCGTTCGCTTTGTTCTGCTTTTTGTGATTCTGGCAATTTAACTTCAACTTTTGTTCCACGGCTTTGACCTTCAGCACTAATTGCTGCTTGTACTTGAGCCAACAACGGAGAGCCAACTGGCAATGTTGCGGCATATTCTTGAAGTTTTTGAATAGTTGTTTTTGACTCTGCCTTATCAGGTTTTTCTGGTTTCTCGTATAAAACTAAATCTTCAGGCTTACCCGTTCTTTGGTACTCCGCAAGACTTGCAGGGGTATATTTACCAGACTCCACTAATTTTTGGAATGGATCGGCTTGGAATCGCTCACGACCTGCCGCTGCCAGTGATGCTTGTCCTGCCGCCAAACGCTGTTGTTGTTCAGCAATTTGTACTTGTGCTTGACGAGCATATTGAGCCAATGCAAAAGCACCTTGTTGGTCGCCCATCTGAGCAAGAGTTTTAGCTCCATTTAACAAAGAAGTAGGATCAGATTGATCTAGTTGACCAAGAACTTGTTGTCTAGTGCTGATTAGCTTTAGTTGTGGGTCTTCTACACCAAGAGCACCCGCAATAGCCCCACCAAGCCCTCTTGCACCCGCATAGGTCATTGCCGCACCACGAGCCGCAGGGTCTAGTTGAGCAAGGGTAATACCTTCTTGCAAAGCACTTGTTCTTTGACGCTCACCATACATTTCAGGGGTTAGCCCGAACAGACCCGCTACGATATTTTCTGCCATGATGATTCCTTAGAAGTAAAGCGAACCGAAGTATTCGCCTGTCGATGGGTCTACGCCAGTTCCATATTGTCCATAACTAAAGCCACTTGTTGCAGGTTGGCCACCTAATAACCCACCTACAAACTGACCAAATTGATTAGAAGAACCTACGCCACCTAATACTGTTGAATATGGGTTAGTTGTTGCTGCAGGGCTAGTAGCCAAGCGTGTACTGAATTCAGCACCAGATAAGCCTAAACGACCCACATTAGCACCCGCTTGAGATGCTTGTTGAGCAAGAGCAGTACTCATGCCAAAAGGTTGTTGTGCCATTTGCTCCAAACCTTGAACCTGACCCAAAGCAGTCGTGTAAGGCGTGTAAGCCGCTTGTTGACCACCATAGTACTGACCCATAGTCTGTGCGCCTGTACCCAATAGACCCGCACCAAACGCAACTTGTTGTTGACCCGCTTGTTGGGCATTAGCCGCCAATTGAGCTTCTTGTTGCGCTCTAGCGTTAAACAATGCCTGTAGTTCAGGAGTAGTCGCACCCAAAGTACCACCTTGAGCAACAGAAAGACCGCCACGACCTTGTTGTTGGAGTCTGTTTTGCAGATTAGCCAACTCTAACTCACGACCAGGTTGCAACAAAGCCATCTGCTGATTGAGATAGTTCTGAGCAACTTCTTGAGGATTCTGTGCCAAGTATTGATTACCCAAACCAAATAGACGTTGTGCGCCTGTTTGAAGAGGAGCAAACTGTTGTTGAGCTTGTTCTGCTTGTGTTAAACCTGCACCCGCTAAAGTAAGGAAGCGGTCTTGAGCATTCTTAGCTTCAGGGCTTAGTGTGTAACCTGCGCTTGTTAATTGACCTGTTACTGGATCAACTGCAAACTGTGAAGTACCAAAACGAGTAGTCATTCCGATAGGACGGAAAGCCGCAGATTGTTTGGCAGCCGCAGTCTCAGCATCAATCATTGCTTGCGCTTTTTGAGCCGCTTCACGAGATGTCTGTTGTTGGAGAAGACCTGCCGCAGTTTGTGCGCCTGTCTGAACTAGATTGCCAATGTTTGTAGGAGTCAAAAGTCTATTGACTGCCGTTGGAATCAATGATGTTGCTATGTTTGTAGCAGTTGGTGTTAATGTAGAAGCTACCGCAGGTGCTAGTACCGATGTTGCCGTAGGAGTCAATGCCGTAGCCGCAGTTCCTGCCGCAGTAGAAGTTACTCCAGCAGGAGTTAACAAACCACTAGTACCTCCAACAGATGTGTTTAGTTGGGCAATTTGAGCCGCTGTCAAACCAGTTGCACCAACAGTAGCGTTAGCCAAAGCCGCATCAAATGCGGGCACTCCTGATAAAACACCTTCTCCCAAGAAAGTACCAGCACCAGAAGGTAAACCAGCTGCTGTAAAACCAGCACCCAAACCTCCCGCTGCCGCAAACTCTGACGCTGACAAACCCAAACTAGCGGCTTCTGCGGCTGTTAAACCTAACCCTGCAGCTTCTGCGGCTGTTAAGGCCGTAGCACCAGTAGCGGCTGTTGCACCACCGCCCAATGCACCCGCACCACCAAACAATCCACCCGCAGCCGCACCGCCTAAAGCGGCTAAAACTACAGGGTCTTTAAAGGCGTCTACTAAGCCACCTAAAAATGATTGGTCTTCTTTAGTTTTTATGGTGTTTACAAGATCGCCAGTAGGACTGTAAACCTGAATTGGTGTTCCAACAGGGGATTTATAGTTAACATCGCCAGTTGGGACTTTTTCAACATAAACATTCTCAAGACCGCCAACTTGCTGATCCATACCAGAACCAGTAGTTTGATATTGAGGAGCAACACGAGTATCACCAAGGGTAACACTTGAGCCAGGAGGAACAGTAACCGCAACCCTAGAAAGTACCTCACCCTCTGACAAGCCAACAGCTTGAGCCATTTGAGCAGGAGAAACCCCATAGGTTTCCATTGCCTTAACAATTTGCTCATCGGTCATGCCTGGATTCCTAAGTAGGAAATCCACAATTTCTTGACTTGTGTACGCCATGATGTTTACTCCGCTTCTTTAGGAACTTGCGCTTCAGCCTGTTCTTTAATCTTTACGATAAGAGGCCACACGCCACTACTCGAGGGCAGTTGCCCCAAAGTTTGTAATACAAAGTTAATCTCGTTAACGTCTAACTCTAATTTCATCATGCACTCCAAGGCAATGCTGTATTTGCAGGGCTAACAGGAGGTGTAATCATTGAGTCAATCTGTCCTTGAACACACGCTTGTGCGCTTGCAATAGCGGACTCAGGAATCCAACCAATGACGATTGCTTCTGTGAGGCTTGCATAAGGCACTATTGCACCCTCTTGGTCAGCAGAGTTGAACTGAGTGTTGCCACCAATAGAGGCAGTGTTAGTGCCATCTACGCCAGTGACTTCCCATAAAGCGTTGACCACATAGTTGGGGTCAGGCTGTTGCAGGGTATACATTGCTGTGATGCGGGTTGTAAAAGTTGTGGTCATGATTTATTTTTCAGTTAGTTAAAGTGCGGCAATTACAAATGCCAAGAGTTCATCGTAACGCAATCCAAGTCGTGTGACTGCAACAGCGCCTTGATCTGTTGCTTTAAACGGCTTATTTTCTGCGTCAACATCTAAGCCATTAATTTCATACCAAGTATCTGAGCAGAACAGCGCATATCGAGCGGGGTCTAAACCTTCTGCAACAAAAGCGGTTTGCACTTCTTGAGCAATCAATCCCACGTGAATTCTTGCTCCATCACCTTTTTTAGCTACAGCATCTTTGAAGCGGTACTTTTTAATAAGTGATTTGATTGAAATTGCAACACGCTTTTCAGCATCATCAAGATTTGCAACATCTTGCTTTTGGTTTGCATCAGATGTATTGATTGTCCCTGTCGTAGCGTAAACAACACTCCAACGGCGGTTACTGTTTCCAAGTGCTTGTGTCCCGTCTACACCACCAATCAGTTGAGGATGAAAACGGTCGGTGTCCATCGTATAGTAGGTCGTGTTATTAAACCTAAAATTTTGAGAGCCGTTATAAGTAGCAACGTAAGTAGTATTCCCATCCCCATCAGACAGCACGATGTAGTTGCTTGCTGTGCGAATGTCTAGGCCACCTTGGTTGCCTGTGTAAGCACCAAGGATGGTGTTCTTAGCGCCAGAAGTAACAAGATACCCAGCACCGCTACCAATAAAAGTATTAGCCGCACCAGTTGACGCTTGACCAGCATAGAAACCAATGAAAGTTCCATTTGCGGCATTACTAGAATAGCCAGCCTGATAACCAAAAAATGCACTTGAATTTGCAGTAGTGTTTGTATATGCCGCCTGTGTTCCAAATACTGTATTTTGCGTTCCAGTCGTATTGCTATATCCCGCCTGATAACCTACAGCAGTATTGTTAGATGCTGTGGTGTTAGAGTAGAGGGCTGAATTTCCCAACGCTGTGTTGGTAGCACCTGTTGTATTAAACGCTAAAGAATACCAACCCATTGCTGTGTTGTTGCTTGCTGTGGTGTTGTTAGCCAATGCAACATGGCCTACTGCTGTGTTTAATGTGCCAGTTGTATTTACTTGTAAAGCAAAACTGCCAAATGCCGCATTTTGGTTTCCTGTCGTATTAGCCGCCAAAGCACTAGCACCCACCGCAGTATTGGTAGACACAGCACCTGCACCACGGCCTACAGTCAACAAGTTTATTGTTCCTGTTGTGGTTAAGGTAGTAAAAGCACCAGTAGATGCTGTAGTAGCACCCACAGTACCATTGATGTTGATAGAGGCTGTACCTGTTAGATTAGTTACAGTACCGCTAGAAGGTGTACCCAAAGCACCATTGAACAATACTGGCGCACCAGCAGAGCCTGTATTAACCGCTAGAGCAGTAGCAATGCCAGTACCTAGACCTGATACACCTGTACTGATAGGAAGACCCGTAGCGTTCGTTAAGGTTGCGCTAGTGGGTGTTCCAAGAATAGGAGTCACCAAGGTAGGAGAGGTAGCAAATACTGCTGATCCTGTTCCTGTCTCGTCTGTCAAAGCACCCAAAAGGTTAGCAGAACTAAACGAACCCAAAGAGGTAGCATTGCCAACAGAAGTGACTGCACCTGTTAAGTTAGCGTTAGTAGTGACATTACCCGCAGTCAGACCAGAGGCAGTGCCTGTGATGTTTGTGCCTACCAAGGCAGATGGAGTTCCTAAAGCAGGAGTAACTAGAGTAGGCGAGGTAGCGAATACCAAAGCACCAGTACCAGTTTCATCTGTTACAGCAGAGATTAGATTTGCACTTGAAGGAGTAGCTAGGAAAGTTGCAACGCCTGTTCCAAGACCAGAAACACCTGTACTGATAGGCAAGCCAGTAGCATTGGTTAAAACACCACTAGAGGGCGTTCCAAGGGCAGGAGTAACTAATGTTGGGCTATTGGCAAACACCAAAGCACCTGATCCTGTTTCGTCAGATACGGCAGAAGCTAAGTTAGCACTGGATGGTGTACCCAAGAAAGTAGCTACACCCGTACCCAAACCACTCACACCTGTAGAGATTGGCAGACCTGTGGCGTTTGTCAAAGTACCAGAAGCAGGAGTTCCCAATGCGGGAGTCACCAGTGTTGGCGAGTTTGACAACACTACATTGCCTGTACCAGTAGAGCTAGTGACACCAGTACCACCATTTGCTACTGCCAAAGTACCTGTAATGTCGGCAGTAGAAAGAGTGACCGCATCCCATGAAGCGTTAGTACCATCACTTTGAAGATACTTGTTAGCCGCAGAGGTTTGGCTTGGCAACAGGTTATTGAGAGCCGCAGTAGCCGTAGAAGCACCAGTACCGCCATCAGCAACTGCTAAGTCTGTAATACCAGTAATAGAACCACCAGTAATTGCGGCAGCAGAGTTGTCTGTCTTAGTCGCAACAGCAGTAGCAATGTTATTGAACTCAGTATCAATCTCTGTACCTCGAACGACCTTGAGTGGATCACCAGGCGTGAGGTTATCCTTAGTGGCGAAATTTGTGGACTTTGTGTAATTCGACAAGATTATTCTCCTTGTGTCAGATAAGCTAGTAACATTTCTAATTCTTGCAGAGTTGCATAACCTTTTATGCGATTAGCTTTCCAAGAGATAATTTGAATGTTATCTGGTGTGTAACCTTTTGTTGAATCTATGCGGTCAATACTAGGACTATTTTCTCTAAATCCTGCGTTATTGAATTCTAGTTTCATACCAAATATTGGGCAACACCCATCTTCAGGAAATATATTTTTAATATCTTCTACTGAAATGTTGTGTTCTCTATCTTTATTTTTTGCTCGTTGCTTTGAGGCATTGATAAGCATTTGCAATCGATAAGTGTAATCTTTACGCCTATTTTTTTGATAACTTCTTTGATAGTCTAGCCTTAACTCAGGATTTTCTAGTCTACGCTTTGCTTGATAAGCAACATCACATGGGCGACATTTATATTGCAGTCCATCAGGAGATGCTTTGTTTTTTGTAAATGATGTAAATGGTTTCGGTTCTTTACAACTATTGCAAATCTTTGTTGATTGAACAAAATTAAGAACAGTACTCATGATATTTTCCCGTTCTTAGATTGAATTTCAATCTTCTGAATTGACAGTTGAGTGCCGTTGATAGTGGTTTCGTAACCTGTTTGAACAATTTTACCCGCACCAGAAGCATTAACGTCTAGTGTCTTAATCAAGAGTCCACCTGAGTATTCAGCTACTCCGTACTCAGCAAGGCCATACTCATAGTTTGCTTGTTCAGGGATAAAAGCATTTCCTGACAAATAGTTGGCAGCAAAGTCAAATCCCCACTTGATCGTCACGAATTGGTTAGACCCGCCAATAACGATGGTCTTGATTCTCTTGAGAATAGAAATTTGATTCTGATTACCAAGGTCTGCATGGTTCGTAAAGTAGCTCAATCGGTAAGTAGAAGTGTTATCTAAGAAACTTCCATACTTGCCAATAAAACCTAGTTTACCAATGTACAGATCACCATTCCTAAGTGAATACAAAGCAGTAGGAGTAATAGAGTCCCACTTGGTTACTCTAAAAGCACCATCTTGTAATTGCATCTTTGTATCAAAACAAAAGACTTGACCTGTTACTGGTAGGGTCAACAAGTAAAAGGCATTCTTTTCTGAGTAAACAGACTTCAGATTAGCCAGAGTCTCTACTGCCAAAGATGAAATAAGGTCAGAACGCACATTCTTGGACAAGTCTCTAAGTGGTGCAGACTTTTCTTGGATTGTCCTCATCAGAGAACGAACACCTGAGTCTGACAAGAAGATCACATCAGTACCAATTGACTGAATAGTGTCCCTAGCAATACATCCAATAGAGCCTACTGTGTCTGACAGAACCAAGGATGCGGGAGTAGAAGCACCTGAGTAAACAAGAATCTGACGTTTACCAAAGATAAAAAAGAAATCATTGTGAGCCGCTAGACCCATGATCTCATCAGCACCATTAGGCCATACCCTAGAAACATCCAATGTTCCTGAAGTACCACCAGACCATACATGACCCGCAATCAGATCAGAGAAGGTAATAGTGACCTTATCTGTGGATGTATTAGCCACCCACAAACGACCAAATGCTGAGATAGCAATGTTTGCTTGAGGAACAGTAGCCACATAACCTGATTTCTCAGACACTCTGCGATAAGTAGTTGTACTTACTGCGGGGTCAAATATTAGTGGATCGTGACCAGTTTGGAAGAAATAAGCTATGCCATTCAAAGATGCACATTGCCAATTACTTGCCGTGATAGTAGGGGCTGTTCCTCCACCACCATAGGTCAACTCAGTCACTGCGTTAGAAGTACCAAGTTTAAATAACTTGTTGTTTCCCGCAAACAGAACAGTCAAAGTGCCATCAGTTTGGACTAACTCATGGATTACACCCACATTGTTAGAGCCTAGATTACCTGATGAGGCGTTAACAAGAGTGTATCCTTTACGTGCGCCAATACGACCAAATTGGTCAATCACGCAATTAGAAGCAGTTAAAGCAAAGCCAGAAGATAAATCTAAGGGCGAGTCTTGCGTGTTCAGGCCAAAGAAGCCTGGTGCGCTAATGCTTTGACTTTGTAGAGGAGCTGCCATTAGACCGCCACAAAGTTGTCTTCAGGGTAACGAGTGCTTTCCAATGCAATAGCGTCAGATAGCATTCCACGGAACAAAGCGTACGCTTCATTAGAAGCAGTGCCTCCATCCTCACCACGCTCAATCAAACCACGAGCATAGGCACTTTGAGTCACCAAATAATCCAATACCTTGACTGAAGTGCCATCAGCAGACAAATTAGCCTGTGGGATGGTTAAATCAAACTTCAGTGTGTAAACACCATCAGGAACGGGAAACAGGTCAACCTTTGTGTCACCACTACCATCTACACCACTAAAGCAGAACTCTGAAGGAATAGACTGTGAAGGTGTACCAAAGTTCAACTTGCGGTTCATATCCGCAACAGCAATGTTATCTAAGGTAATAACACTTGTGGTGTTAATAGCATCATTGATACGGAACTTTTGACCCGCACCTGTCAAAGCGTATGAACTTGTGCCACTGGTAGTAGTAACTGTAATTGTTTGTCCCAAGACATTCCAATTATAGGAATCTTCAATTTGACGTTTAGCATCATTGACAAACTTGCCAACCAATGCGGAATAAGTTGTTTCTGAGACTGTAGAAACAGTTGTCTCACGCAATCGAGTGAGAACATCGTTAACAAGTTCTAAGTAGGTCATGTTCTTTGCGCTCCTGAAACTTCAAATGTGGCAATAAAACTGAATGTACTTGCACTTTGAGTAGTAATTTGAATTCTATCGCCTTCTTCTAAAACGATATAAGCATTGCCATCAAACTGAAGGTATTCTTTAGAAGTTAAGTCGTAATTAGTAAGAATATCCAAGGTAGTAGCCGAACTTGCGTCATACCATTGAACAGTAATGTGCTTAGTCGAACCGCCAGTGTTGTGAATGTACATCACAGTAAACTTGGCGTAATAACCCGTAGGAACTGTATAAACAGTTGTCAGCGTAGCCGCTGTGGGGTTAATTCCGACTGATACTGGCCTCATTTACTATTCCTCTTAGAGATCGCTTTAGCTTTAGCTTTAGCGTCTTCCTTGGACGTTGCGCCCCAAGCTCTAAGAGAAAGTAAAAGTCGGGTAGGCTTTCCATCTTTCATCTCAGCGCCAGGCATATTGCCCATACGTGCTAAAAAGGAGGCCCTGC